TTCGCTTTCATTTCTTTTTCCCTCAATTACCAGAATTTTAATTTCTTTGCTGCGCCTGAAATAGCATCACCTGCGGCAGATGCTCCGTCACTAATAGCATTACCTATTTGATTAACACCTTCACCCATTGCGTCCCAGGCAGATTTGCTGGTCAATTCCTTTAGCGTGTGGTCTCCTACACATTCCCACTCAGCAGGATCATACACTTGACCGCCGCATTTGTACTGCTTGCTTTCATCAGCAAATGCAGTAGTAGATGCTACAAGCATCATTACGATTAACAACTTTTTCATTTTTTATCTCCTGTGGTGTTAAATCCTTCACTGTGACTTTTATATTTTTCTAGCAGTTCGTCTAGATCATCTAGTTCTTTTGAATCTGCTACTTTTTTAATTTCACCTTTGTATTCCAAAACCATTGCTAGTTTTGTATTTAGGCGTATCATGTCGTTATCCAACATGCGTACACGGTCAACGAGCTTAATAAGCGTTGACATTGCTTCTCCTAATACTGGTTTAATTTCTTTTGTCGCCCATTGCCAAACATAGTAAACAAAATAACCTAAACCCATTGCCGCTATGATTGGAAAACCATATTGGTTAATTGCTTGTACTAGATCACTTGTTGGCATCGTCTGGTACCTTTACTAACCAACCATGTTCGTTTACAATGAAACGATCTCCCGGTTTATATAGATGGGTTTCTCTTTCACTTCCATCTTGAGCTACGCCCATAACTTCGCCTTCCCAGTCCCCTTTTATTTTAAAATTAGGTCCTGCTTGTTCAATTGTATAATCAACCCAATACATTTTACCTACTACCTCCTATGTATCCGCCAATAACACCTATCAGTCCAGTAACACTCATTTTCATAAGTGTAATAACACTTTCATCAACTGGTCTGTTTTCTTCTAGTGCTACTATATAATCACCAATAATGATGACTCCTAATAGTATTAATACTCCTGATGTGATCAGTAATATTACTATATCTTTAAAGTTTTTAATCACGTCTTGCATCCTCCTTGCCTTCATTGGCCGCTATGCGGTCAACGTTTGGTCTTACACCTATGACATAACTTAGTAGAGCATCAATTTTAACTAGGTCGTTGTTCATAGTTTGAACACGATTATCCAGTGCGCCAATGATATTTTTAAGTCCGTTAACACTTCCATTTACCCCTTGTAGAATAAATTTAACTGTTAGGAATACAAAATACCCAGCGGCAATGGCTGATGCGATAGGAAATCCGACTTCACCTACTAGTTTTAAAAATTCCATTTCATTCCCCCTTATAACCTCTCCATGTTTTATTCGGTTCGCCAACAAGTTTCCTCAATAAAACCTTTTTGGCTTTATTGTCTGGTGTTGAGACTAGTTTCTCTCCACACGGAACCCATTTGCTTGTCCAGTAAACAACGTTGCTATTTTTATCCTTTGAATTTTTCATAGATTGGTTTCCAATTTGCTGTTGGAATATCCCAGAACTGTTCTGGTGTCATTTTATCATAACCTGCTTCCTGCCAGGCCATGTTTGCTACACGATACTCAAAGTATACATAAGTTACCCAAGTAATACATGCGGCTATAACTAATCCCATAAAAAACATATAAATCTTGTCTGTTGTAGAGAAGATATGATCTTGATTAAAATCTGCGCTCATTTTAACATGCTCCTTCTACATATCTTTTATTTCGACCCCAACAAGGATCGTAGTTTCCATTAGATCCTCCTGGATATCTAAATTGCGGATTAGATTTTAGAAAAGCCCGTGTTGCTTCGTTTTCTTTCATATACATAGCAACTCTGCCATTTAAGGCACAAATACTGGCACTTCTAAAATCGAACCCAGCCATTCTTTCTTCGACTGGTTTATTTCTGTCGTATCCATGAATGTCTAGACATGCTTTCAAGTCTTGATTAAAGTCTACACCTTCCATTGTTTCCCCCTTTAATTGTTACCATTGACTGTTACTGTACAGCCATTTGCGTTAGCACAACTTCCTGTTATGCTATATGATCCAGTACTTGTGGTAACATTTTGTGACAGGTTAAGCGTATACGCTCCTCCTGAATTTGTTAAATCTATTGCGGCACTTGCACTGTTACTGCCTCGTTGATCTACGTCTACTGTGTGTCCGTCGCCTGTGATTACTATATCAGCCCATTTTTGTCCGCCGTTGCCTCTTTGGTATAAATCTACTGTGTTTGAGTCACCTTGTATTTCTACAAAGCCGTCGTGTCCTGCTTTACCTCTTTGCGTATGTTTTACAGTATTGTAGTCACCATTTACTATATTTGATAGATGATGTGGTGCTCCGCCTCCACCGCCTCTATTTTCATCTGTTTGATAACTGCCTAAATCATTGTTGTTGCCTGTAATAGTCCAGTATGCTTCATGTCCACCAGTTTCGTCAAAATCATAACTTCCGTCGTCATGTATACCTTGTCGTATAACAACAGTATTATCATCACCGGATTCAGTAAAACTAACATAGTTGTCTTTACTGCGCTGTTGAATTTCCAAAGATAAGCCATCACCTGCTTGACTAATATAGATATCATTAGCCAATACATTAGTTGATTTGAACAATATCAACATCATTACCGCTGCTCGTACCCAACCTGTAATCATATATCTGAAAATCCCCCTGTTGTAAGTCTATAGTATAACTATTATTCTGGTTACCTTTGAACCGAACAAAATTGTTTCCTCCGTTGTCCTCTCTGCTAAACACCCAACTGTTTCCTTGTTTTTCTAATCTAATACCAGTGGTGGCGTCAAACCCATATACTGTTTTGTCCTCTGCTAATAATTCTTTGTTCTGTCTTGATAACTCATCCATAAACAATGCTGCTAAAGCCATGTTAAGTTGATCAATCATATCATGTAGTAGTTCACCTAACAAATAATCTGATTCATCCAATGCTGTAGCCCATATACCTTCAATGCTATCTTTTAGAGCATCGCCTTCTAGTTCACCAAATTCTAGAAAGTCAACACCCAAAAAGTCAGCCATTTGTCTTTTCTTTAATTTTAAGTGATCATCCTCTTCCTCATACGGTGATTTTTTTCTTAGTATAAGCAATTGGTTAATCAATCTTTCATCAATATCTAATTTTATTACCGGTGATGGTTTTCGCATACTGTGTGTCGTCTGTGTTGCTTGAAATGCTTGGTTTAATATAACCATACCAGCATCAGTTTCAACAGTTATTTCTCCTGTATAACAATTTCCATCTAAATCGCAACTAGGTAATAGTGTAATCATACTGCCACCCATTTCATCCACTAGCATGATAAAATCAGTACCACGCACGCCAATAGTGGCGCTAGGTGTACGGATCTTAACATTCTGTTGATATTTTTTAGCGATTTGGCCACTGGCATATCTTACTGTTCCTAAACTTGCTTTGATACTAAGTTTACCTACGTTGTTTGCTGGATCATAAACGAATTCATCTATCAATAACCTACTATGTTCAGTTATATCAACCCTTGTTTCGTCGACGAAATCAATTCGCATACGACCCTGCGCCGTAACAGCCGTATCCAAACTCTGGACACCGACGCCTGTGGTTCCTTCAATTACATCCTTACCCCTCTCAAGCACACCACTTCCTTTTACAGTGCCAATTTCCCCAACACTTGCATGTCCTATGCTGGAGATAGATAAGGTTAAGTATAGTACAAACCATCTAAGCATCATTAATCACTCTGTGTTATATCTACGTCTTGGCTATCGCCATTAAACGTTGCGTCAATGGTATTATCGTAAATACCACCTTGTGTGATGTCATATGTACTACCGCCACCAGTAATGTCTAATGTAACACTGTGTCCGTTTACATCTCCATCACCGCTTTGTGTAATAGTTACAGCATTACCCTCATCACTATTAGCACTTGTAGTTGCTAGACTTGCACTGTTATCCATTGTTACGCTGATACTAGCACTTTGTCCATCAACAGTAGTGTTAATAATGTTGTTGTCACCTGTAACAGTAAACGCAATACTACTACCATCACTGTCACTTGTACCACCAATAGCAAATGTATAATCGTTGCTATCACCAGTAGTTGTAATATTAAGTGTAATGTTCTCACAGTTTGTACCGCCAGTATCACAAGTCAAATCAACTACGTTGTAGTCGCCTGTGAATGCCCAAGTACCTGTGTAACTGTTACCATTAATAACAGCGGCAATTTCGTTACTATTACCTGTTTGTGTAATACTGAATGTCATATCATCACCTGTCAGACTTACGTCTGTACTACTTGTTCCTATTACGTTGTTTTGTCCATCTTGGACGATATCCAAGTCTAGACTATCACCAATCTGATCAATGTAAATATCATTGGCCAAAATTGGTGTCGTAAAAAGGACTAGTAAACTCACTACTTTGATAATGTGTTTCATTCTTTTTCACCATCTTCTTTGGTTAGCTCAACAGCATCATTCACTTTAGAATCAGAATTAGTAGGCTTTACCTCCACGTTTCTTTCTGAATCTTTTATTATGCGTTTATCACTTTTGAATTTCCAAAGTCCTTTTTTCTCACCTTCCATAATTATTTCAACAACGCCCGCCTCAATAGCAGCACGGACAGCATAGTTGACTGGTTCGTTTACACTATAACCAGTTTCTGCTTCTACGAGTTTTGTAGCCATATCAAAAAACTTGAATATGTCTGCTCCAGCTCTTGAACTTGCTATACTCTTTTCTGTCGCGATGCTCATTATAACATTTCCAGTGCTAACACTTACTATACGCATGACTACTGTCACCGTATCTACTCTATATTCGGTTTGAGTGCCAATACCTAAGTATCTGGCACCTGCTCCCCCCACAGCAACATTGCTGTCATACCCAACTATTCCGCCTTCTAATATTAAACCAGCAAATTTAAGTGGTTTTAACGGTCGCGGACCCTTGGGCAATTCTTTTTCATATACTTCTCTTGTATTGCGGATAAGTTGTCTTTCTTTGATTAGGTTGTCCATACCCACTCTTTCAACAACTTCGAACCAGGTCCCATTGCCAATATCCTGTAATGCTTTTATTACCCAAACGTAACCGCCTTGAGTAACGGCGCTACTCAAGTTTGCGATGTTGTCTGCTGGCTTTCTCTGACCTGTTAAATCTTTGAAATCATAGACAGCGATAGTAATCTTTTTTCCATCCAGTTCTGGTGTTTCCATCATTCGTTGTGCTAAGGGTGCTGGTTGTATAATTGGTTGTGCTCCGGCTTTTTCTTTTAATATGCCAATAGATTTATTACCAGTTGTAGTAACACAGCCACTTAACACTAACATGGAAGCAAGAACCATGCTAAAAAGTTTCATACTAGAAATTAAACTCCCCTGATCCTGGAATAGTGATTGTCGTAACACTACCATCGTCTTCAGTTACCTGAAGTGTTATATTTCCAGTTACAGTGTCCTTTTCCCAATAAATGGTGCTGCCTTCTATTTCCGCCGTGCCACTGGAGGCACAAGAAGTTGAACACTCGGCAAACATACTGTCAACCATCTGCTTACTGAGTGTCGCATAAATTCGTGATTCTACGTTCTTTAAGAACTTGTTAAGGGTGGAATTTTCTAGTTCACGCTCAAGACGATCTGCTTCAGCCTTTGCTTTATCTGCAATGTCTTGTTTACGATTGTGCTGAAGTTGCTCAACGCTTAATACATGGTTACTGTAACCATTACCATAGTGAAACGCTGGAGATTTAAATCCCCAACCCAATTCACTTGCGTTTGCTTGCGTGAATATTGCCAGAACGGCAATGATTGTTGTGTATCTAGTCATATATTCCCCCCTGGACTATACACTAGTATTTAGTAAAAAAACTGTACATAATACAGAAAGAGCCCCCAAAAAGGGGGCTCTGGTGTAGTTTTTATTTTTAGTTTATTTTATTTTACTAGGTTTTCTTTGTATTCAGCATTAAGATTTAGTGCTTCTTTGTTAAACTTCACCAAGTCTTGTAATGCTTGTGCTGTAACAAAAGTCATTAGTGTATCACGCTGTTGATCACCATCATTACCAATTAACCAGTCATACTTGCCAACTTTCTTTTGAATAGCGGCTACTGCTTTAGGATCTTGTACCATCTTTTGTAATGCTACACGAACTTTTTCAGCATTTGGATTACCTTTGTTTGCCCAGATTGCTTTCTGTAAACCATCACGGAAACTCTTAACAAGTTTGTATGCGTTGTAGTAATCGCCACTAGGTGCTTTGCCCCATTTCTTTTCAAATAGGATCTCTAACTGATAACCAGGATAATTAGGATCGTCT